ACAATAATAAAAGAAGCCGTTAGAGAGGCTATTCAAGAAGAATTGAAGGAAATTTTATTGGAAGCTGTTAAAACTCCAAAAGTTATAACTCAACCAACTTACGCAACACCAGTAATGGAAAGCCAAGCACCAGTAATGCCTCAAACACCAACAATGACCGCAGAAGCTAAAAGATCTGCATATGAAAATATATTAGGTGATACAGCAGCTTTTAATACTAATAGTGTACAACAATTTCAACCTCAAGCAGGAATGGATGTAGCAAATGGTACTTTACCTGCAGGAGAAGTTGATATGAGTCAAATAGCAGGTCTAATGGGTAGTAAATAAAAAATAATGGCAAGAATAATACAGAGTAGATTTCCAATTGATCTTACCCCTAGTATAGCGGTAGGATTTGGTTTTCCCTTAGATGGACCAGCTGTATTTATTCCAACATTTACTACAAGAGAACAAACTAAAGCTAATTTAATAAATTATTTATTAACTAATAAAGGAGAAAGAGTATTTAGACCTAATTTTGGTGGTGATTTAAGAAATTTATTGTTTGAAAATATATTAGAATCATCACAAAATGACTTAACAGTAAGAATCCAAAACGATATAATTAGATTTTTTCCTAATATAGTTGTAAAACAATTAGAATTTAACAATCAAGAAGATAGAAATACAATTAATTTCATTTTAACTTACCAAATAGAAAATTTTGGTACTGAAGATTTGATTAACATAGAATTACAATAATGGCTAATTTAGATAGAGACATAAGATATACTGATAGAGATTTTAATTCAATTAGAAATCAACTAATTCAGTATTCTAAAACATATTTCCCACAAACATTTAATGATTTTACCCCAACATCCACAGGTATGTTATTTATGGAAATGGCTGCTTATGTAGGTGATGTTTTATCTTTTTACTTAGATAATCAAATCCAAGAAACATTTATACAAAAAGCAAGACAAACTCAAAATTTATTTTCTTTAGCTTACTCAATGGGTTATGTACCTAAAGTAACTAGTGTAGCATCTACTTTTATTGATTATTACCAACAAGTCCCAGCTATAGTAAGTGCTAGTGTTTCTATCCCAGATTATAGTTATGCTTTATTAATACCTGAAAATAATAATGTATCAACTAACACAGAAAATAACATTAATTTTTTAGTAGGAGATGCAATTGATTTTTCAGCATCCAGTTCACTTGATCCCACCACAGTATCTGTATATCAAATAGCAGCAGGTAACCCAACATATTATTTATTAAAAAAGACAAGAAAAGCAACATCTGCTACTATTAAAACAGTTGATTTTACATTTGGAAATGCTATAAAATTTGATACTGTAAATATAAATGCTGAAAATATAATAGGTATTTTAGATGTATTTGATAGTAATGGGAATCAATGGTATGAAGTACCTAATTTAGCTCAAGAAAATGTATATAACTCAATAAGGAATACTAATACAAATGATCCTAACTTTTTTAGTGATCCTGAAGTACCTTATTTGTTAGAATTAAAAACAGTACAAAGAAGATTTGCTGCTCGTTTTATAGATTCTGGTTCATTACAAATGCAATTTGGAGCTGGTAGTACTAGATCAACAACAGAAGAAATAATACCTAATCCTGATAATGTAGGTTTAGGTTTACCATTTGAACAAAATAAATTAACAACAGCATTTTCACCTACAAATTTTGTATTTACAAATACTTATGGGATTGCGCCATATAGTACTACTTTAACAGTAAGATATTTAACAGGAGGAGGAGCTTCTGCTAATGTAGAAGCTGGAACATTAACAGGGTTAGATACTTCTACTGCTGCATTTGTAAACCAACCAATTATAACAACACCAACTGTAACTAATGCTTTAGCAAATCAAATTTTTAATTCATTAACTTCAAATAATCCTTTAGCAGCTGATGGTGGGGGTGATGGAGATACAATTGAAGAATTAAGACAAAATTCTTTAGGTAATTTTCAAAACCAATTAAGAGTAGTAACTACACAAGATTATTTAGTTAGAGCTTTATCAATGCCTTCTAATTTAGGAGTTATATCTAAAGCACATGCTCAACCACAAAAAATAGGAGATTATTCATCCGGTGAATTACCATCAGTATTATGTTTATATATTTTATCTTATAATTCTAATAAACAATTAAGAACTGCTTCTGATACATTAAAAAGAAATCTACAAACATATCTATCAGAGTATAGAATGATTAATGATTCTATTGATATAAAAGATGCTTACATAATTAATATTCAAGTTAATTTTAATATAGTAGTTAATCCTAATTTTAATAATAATGAAGTAATAACTAATTGTATAGATTCTTTACAATCTTATTTTGCTATAGATAATTGGCAAATAAATGAACCAATTATATTAAAAAATATATTTATTTTATTAAGTAAAGTACAAGGAGTACAAATAGTAAAAAATATAGTAGTAAATAATTTAACTGGTGAAAGTTTAGGATATAGTAATTTTTCATATGATATAAATGCTTCAACTATAGATGAAGTAATATATCCATCTATAGACCCAATGGTGTTTGAAGTAAAATATCCTGATCAAGATATAATAGGTAGAGTAGTAGCAATATAATAAATTAAAAAATGGCAAATAGAAAAATATTCCCTACAAAAGATGCTTCAATGTATACTCTATCCCAAAGTATGAATACAGGGTTAGATGAAATGTTAGAAGCTACTACATTATTATCACAAGACATTCCTCAAGTTAGTAGATATTTACTTGAATTTTCTCAAGATGAAATTAATACTTGGGTTACTTCTAGTGTATCAGGTTCAGTTATAGGTACAACAGCTGGTGTAATGGTACTTCAAGATCCATACTTAGTAAGACCAGAATCATATCAAAGATTTGAAACTAAAGGATTATCATACCCAACAAGTTCAAGAAATAAATTTGACACTATAGTAGAACCATTATATTCAGGTAGCCAAAATCCAAATGAACCAGTATATGCAGGTGGAAGTGGAACAGGTTTACAGCTTTATTTAGCAACAGGTGCATCATATTTTAAACCAGGTGTTAGTTTAAGTGCATCAATAGCAACAAGCAATGCAGGTGGTCAACCAGCTGATAATGGTTGTAATATGACAGCTCCAGACGGTAATTATGGTCCATTTGCATTTAATAGAGGCGCAACAGGTAATTTAGTAGCAGATACACAAGGTGCAACTGTAACACTTGTAGTTAAAAATAATAGATTTGAAGATGCCTTTGTAGGCACAACAGCATTAACTTCAGGTGCTGAATTGTTTGGATCAGATACAACTGAAGGTGCTCTTCCTTCTTATGGTGATTCTAATGCAGCAACAATGGCTGTTTTAGCTGCAGATTTAATAGCTGCAGGAATACAACTTGAATCAGGTGGGTTAGTTGCAGGTCAAAATGTTTTAGCACAAACTGGGGGAGCAGCAAAAACAGCAATAGGTAATGCAACAGGAGCTAAAGAAATTGATTTAAGTGGAGCAAATGTTACTGTAACGGGTGGTACACAACAAATCGGTAATGGTGGAGCTGTAACATTAACTGGTGATGGAGCTGGTAATTTACAAGCAGCTACAATTCCAAGTCTTGGTCAAGGTCAACAATATGTAGTTGATAATATAATAACAATACCACAAGCTAATTTAATAGCAGCTGGTTTTGTGGGTGCTGTAGGTGTATTAACACTTACTTTAAGAGCAAGTAATATAACTGCTGATGTAGCAAATAATGATGTTTCATTTAATAATGGATTTGGGCAATTAGATGATGATTGGGGTGTATTTCCAATTGTTACTTTAGCTGCAAATTATGATCCTAAATTATCAAGAGGTAAAGGATATAAATTCTCAGATAGATTATATATTCCTTCACAATCATTTCATGGTTCAGATGATTATTATTTTGAATTAGATAAAGTAAATGCAGGAGATAATTCAGATAGTTTTGGACCTGTAGAACATAAAATTACAATGGACAATTATGCTGCTGTAGTTACAGGTTTAGGAATGGATCAAACATTAAAAGTATACCCAGTTTCGGGAAGTTGGAATATGGGAACAGGAAAATATTATAATGTACCACAAACAACAGATGGTGTAAGTTGGACATTTAGAAATTATTCAGGATCAGTTGCTGATTTAGCAGAAAAATGGGCAACATCAGGACCTATAAAAGTAGCATCAACTCAACAAATAATATCAACAACAGTAGGTACGGCAGTTGGTTCATTAACAGGCAAAGCAGGAAATGGAAGTAGAGGAGGAACAGGAGCATTATTTACAATCACAACCACAGGAGGTGCATTTACTATTACAACAGTAACTTGTACTACAGCTGGAACAGGATATATACCAGGAGATACTATTACAATCGCAGCTGCAGTTTTAACAGGTGGAGCAATAGGAACAGTTTCAACTGATTTAAAATTTAAAGTTACTACAGTAACAGGATTTGGATCATTTTCAGAAGCATCATTTTCAGGATCAGCAGCAGGTGGGGGAAATTGGTATACAGGATCAAATGTAGGATTAGATGTAATACAAGAAAAAGTATTTTCATATGGTCAAGGAATTGATCTTAATATAGATGTAACGGATACAATAAAAACTTGGTATACTAATTCATTAGCATCAAATACTAAAGGGTTTCCAAATAATGGGTTTTTAGTTAAACAATCAAGTTCAAAAGAATTTGTTAATAATAAAAACCTTCAAGCTACATTTAGATATTTTTCAATAGATACAAATACAATATACCCACCAGCATTAAATTTAATGTGGAATGATTATTGCTTTGCTACAGGATCAGTTAAACAATCAGTACTAGCTACACAAGAATCATTTGTTAACATTTATAACAATGCTGGTACATATTATTCAGAAAGTGTACCTAGATTAAGAATATCAGCAATACCTAAATACCCCGATGTAGTATTTCAAACGGCTTCGTTATATACTAATAACCATTA